TCCAGCCCGAGCGACAGCTCGATGCTGGGCTCGCTGGTGGTGGCCTGCTGCACCTGCAGCTGCACCGGGCCGAAGAAGGGCGTCTCCGGATCGGAGGCCATGTAGACCTCGATCTCGCTGGTGGGTATGCCCTCGATGGTGCGCAGCAGATCCACGCTGTCGTTGTCGATGCGGTCGATGCGCAGGCTGGCGCCGGTGTCGCCGCCCTCGTCATCCGCCGGCAGCACCAGCTCGAAGGGTGCCGGCAGGTAGGTGCCGGCGGCCGTCTCGCAGGCCTGCGCGCTGTTGACGTAGCGCAGCACCTGGCTGTCGGGCAGGTTGAATCGCACGCGCGCCAGCGGGACATCTGCCATGTCCTGCGCCAGCACCGCTGCGGCGATGGTGTCGTCCAGTTCGCTCATGTCGTCGGCCACACTGATTCGTCGTAGAAATCGAGCAAGAACACGCCGTTCACCTCGCGGTGGCGGTAGAGGCTGAGGGATGCGCTGAATCGATCCCAGTGGGTCGCCGTGAACGATGGCCGGGCCGCGAAGCTGTACACCGCGACGTTCTGGGCGTTGAGCGGCTGCGTGTAATCCGGCCAGTAGAATCGGCCATTCCGACGCAGCGTGATCCGCCAGAAATCCTGCAGCACCGCCTTGTGTACCTGCCGACAATGCAGGGTCGCGGAAACCTCCAGCGGCGGCGGCGCGACGTCCTTGCTCCTGGTCTTGGTGCCACCGTCGAACTCGGAGCGCAGCACCCCGTCATCGCCGCTCTCGTCGTAGCCATCCACCAACGGCGGTGGCAGGCTGATCGGGAACCACGGCAGATCATCAGCCATTGGTTGCCCCCTTGCGGCTCAGCCCGAGCGTGCGCTGCAGCGTGCGCGTGCCGAGCCCGTTGCGACTGGCATCGATGGCAATTGCCTGGGAGACCAGCAACTGCAGATCCAGCGAGCTGCCGTTCCAGCTGCTGGACGTGACCTCGCCGCGCAGGCCGGTTCCCGTGCCGTCCTTGAAATTGATGTTCACCACCGGCGCGGCGGCGGTGGGGGATGCACCACTGGCCGCCGCGGCCGTGGCCGGCATCACCACGCCATCATTGCCCGGCATCAGGTAGTAGTTGCCGTTGGATTCGAGCAGTTCCGGCCGCCCGCCCTCGGTGACCTGATAGATGCGCGAGCGGTTGACGCCGCCGCCGGTGGCCCGGCCGCTGGTGCTGCTGCCGAACAGGCGGGAAACCCCGCTGGCCAGCGAGCCCAGCCAGCCCCCCCTGCCGGCATTGCTGCTGCCCCACGAACCCAGCGCATCCAGCAGCGAGGAGGCCGCCAGGTTGGCGAACGTGCGCAACAGGCTGTCCACCAGCGATGACAGTGAGAAATCCAGCTCGTAGATCATGTCCGCCAGCGCGTTGTTGATGTTCCGTGCGGTCTCATCCCAGTACGCACTCAGTCGGTCAGTGGTGGTGCTGGTGGCCTCCTCCATCGGGTTCAGAAAATCGCTCTCGTAGATGGCGGCGTAATCCGACATCGCATCTAGGGTCTGTGCCAGGTTCGTCAGATAGTCCGCCTGGGCCTGGCCCACCCCCTTCAGGCCGCCCTGCTGGATTTCGTAGTTGACCTGGGCCGCCCGGCCGGTCTGTCCGAACAGCGCGATCTCGCGCTCGTAGCTCGCCAGCAGACCGTCGTAGGTGCGCTGCAACTGCTGGGCCTGTTTCTCCTCGTCGGTCAGTTCGCTGGCGCGTGAGCTCCCACGCCGGCTGGTGCGGGTCGTCTTGGACGTGGCCGAGGGGGACGCGGGCTGCGCCGCTGGCGAGGCCGAGGCGGCATCCTCTGCCGCCTTTTTCGCCGCCTCGGCGGCGGCGGCCAGCTCGCGCAGGGAATCGGCGGCGGCCTCGCGCTGCTTGAGGTAGTTGCTCAGCCATGCCATTTCGTCGCCGACCGTCCGCACATTCCGGCTGGCCTGCGGGTCGCGCTGGATCGCCAGGTCGCGGGAGCCGGTGGTGATCGGCCGGATCACCGTGTCCGACTTGTACTGGCTGAGGTGGCCGAGGCGCTTGCGGATGCGGGCGGCCTCCTCCTCCATCCTGACGGTATCGTCCAGGCTCGGGCCAGCGGCAGTGCTGGCGACCTGCTCGGCCATGAACTTGGTCAGGCTGCCCGCCGTGGCCATGAGCTTGGCGAGCCAGCCGACCGCGTTCGTGGCCCCGCTGACCAGATTCTGGAATCCGTCCTTCACCGCCGGGTCATTGAGCGTGTCGATCAGGTCGTTGACCGCCTGAGTGGCCCCATCGAGGCTGCCGTCGGCCCCCGTGGTGAGATCGTTCAGTGTGTTTTTCAGCGCAGCCAGGGCGCCGCCGAACGTGTCCCGTGCTGCCTGGGCAGCGCCCTCGTAGGACTCGTTGAGGATGTCGATGATGATCTTCTGCGCATCGGCCTCTCGCCCGGCGTCTTCCAGCGCCTGGATCGAATCCCGCACCGATTTGGTGAATGCGGCGCCGAAGCCCTGCTGCGCCAGGGCAGCCGCCGCCTTGGTCGGCGATTCCAGGGCCCGGCCGACGATCTCGGCCGATTGCTCGACGCTGATGCCCAGGCGCGCAGCCTGATCGATCGCCACCTGCAGCGCCTCGGCGAAATTCTCCCGGGCCACGCCGCTGTAGGACAGCAGGCGCGTTTCCGCCTTGACCACCTCGCCGCCGCTGAATGTGCTGGCGGCGGCAATGGCGTCGGCCATGTCCACCAGCTGCTGGCGCGAATAGCTGGCCGACTGGCCGCTGGATTTCAGCACGGCATCGAGCTGGGCCAGTTCCTGCTGGGCGTCCATGGTGTTCTTGGCCACCAGGGCCAGCCCGGCCAGCAGGCCGCCGCCGACGATCCCGGCCACCGTTCTCAGCGATTTGCCGATGCGCTCGCCGAACTGCTCCCAATCGCGGCCGGCCTCGTTGGCCGTCTTCGCGCTGTCCTTGGCCGAGGCGGCCACCTGCGCGAGCTCGGCCCGGACCTTGCCCGTGCCATCGACGATGAACTCGATCTGGAATCGGGAGCTACGCGCGGCCATGGCTCACCCTCTCCTGCTCATGACGCTCGGCCACGGCATCGACGATGGCGCGCTCGATCACCTGCAGATCCGCGAGCAATGCGGGCCAGCCAGCGCGGGCGATCCCCAGCTCGTCCCAACGTGCGCGCAACAGGGCCGTGCAATCGGCATAGCGCAGGCCGGTCGGCAGGCCACTGGGGGCGTAGGCCCACTGGGTACGGCAGGCCAGGTAGGCGCGGACCGCAGGCCAGGCATCCGGCAACAGCCGGGGCTGCGGACAGTCGCCACAGACCGACGCACAGGCGGCGCAGGCGCGATGGGTGAAGCTGTCGCCGTATCGATTCTCGAAATCCCACAGGCGCTCCCCCGTCGTTGTCAGGCCTGGACCCGCGCCGGCGTTCCAGCGGGCCCAGGCGATGAGTTTTTTCCCACGCCCTCCCGTGATGCGCGGAAATAGGCCTCGCGGATCGGGCGGAACAACGCGTCGATCGCCAGCACCGCGTCCAGCCGGTCGCGGCTGAACGCCAGCGGCTGGCCGTCGGGGTCCTCGATGCCGCGCCAGTCGAGCACGCGCTCGCGTAGCAGCAGCAGGTCGTCATCTTCGGCCTGCACCACCGCGTCGAACGCCTGCAGTAGCTCGTCCGGCGTGCGCGGGGGGGCGTCGGTCAGGCGGCGGCCCGTCGTTTCGGTGATGCGGCGCTCGCGGGCGCGCAGCTCGCGCCGCGTCATCACCTCCACCAGCAGATGCACGGTGGAGGTGTGCTCGCCCGCGGGCAGCTCCACCGGCATCCAGACGCGCCCCAGATCGGCGAATCGGAACATGGCCTGGCTCCTTAGATGGTGGCCCGGGGGCAGGTCAGGGTCGCGGTCACGCCCACCTCCTGCCCTGCCCCGCGGTATGCGCGGAACGAGAAATCCTGGGTGATGCCGCGCGGGCCCGTGATGCCTGGGGTGGGCGCACGGAACATCGACAGCGGGATGGCAATCTCCATTTTCTCGTTGCCGGCAGTGCCCGCTCCCGTCCCGCGGATGAAGGTGATCAGCAGCGCCAACGAGGCCCCCGACTCGGCCTTGGTCAGCAGCGCCGGGGTATCGAACTGGGCCACGCCATCGCCGGTGATCTGCACCTGCCCCTCCGGCAGGTCATGGCGCACACCGCCGTCGTTGAGGCAATACAGGTCAGTGTCCAGGTCGTTGGACCAGTTGAGATTGAGCGAGGCCACGCAAACCTGCGTGGAGCCGCCGTCCAGCTGCAGGCTCATGCTGGACAGCCCGAACGCGGCGTGACCGTGATCATCCGGGGTGCTCACCATCGGGGCAGTCGGCAGCGTGCGCCGCGCCATGCCGCGCAGGTTGAACGTGACCTGCTGGTACGGCGACCCCGTGGCGAAGGCGAATGCAGCCGATTCGACGCGGATGTCGGTGTCGCGGATGTAGCGCCCGGGCACGGCGATGCGACTGCTGAAATCGCGCTCGATGGCCAGCGCGGTCGGCAGCGGTGTGGCACTGCCGACCGCGAACACGTGGCGATAGGGCCCCGGGTTCTCGGTATCGCCCAGGTCGGTCGTGGTCGGCACCCCGATCAGATGTTTGAGCCAGAACCCGATGCTGGTGCCGAGCGTGACCACGGCCGAGCCCGACGGGTCAACGCGCCCCTCGGCGCCCTCCAGCTCGCCTCGGAAACCGCCGCCCAGGGTGGCGTCCTGCTCGATGCTGTCGGCGTTGTTGTACGTCAGCGACTGCACATACAGCACCTCCCCCGTGGGCGAGGACGGCAGCTGCCGCAGGGCCGTCTGCGTCAGGCCGATGAGGGTGGTCAGGACGCCGGTGGCTTGCTGTCCCATGGTCTACTCCCGATGTCGAAGGGGGCCGGCCCCACGCCGGCCGCACGGGCGGCGGGCAGGGCAGCGTGGCGCAGGGCCGGCATGAGGGTGGACGAGGTGGGCATCAGCTCCCCTCGCGGCGGATGTCGTAGTGCACGCGCACCACGAACTGGGCAACGTGGGTGGGGTGGCGCACCCCGCGGTCGTTGTCCGTGCTGGCCACATAGGCCAGCGTGCAGGTCTCGGACAGTGAGGGCTGCCGCAGCAGCAGGCGCACCAGGGCCGGCAGCAGGCCGTCGGTCTGGCTGACGGCGCGGGCCGGGTCCTGCTGGTGCCAGATCAATGCCAGCAGGATGTCGCCGCGCCAGCCCTGGCACCCGCTGCCCAGGGCCAGACCGGCCCAGGCATCCGCCTGGCTGCCGCCGGCCTCCCCCTGCTGATCGCCAGCGGCATCGGTCCAGCACGGGTAATGCGCCTGCCCGAGCTGGTCGAAGCGGCGATTGCCGCTCACCACCTCCGGGATGGCCGCGCTGCCGTCCCGGCCCAGCCCCAGCGCCTGCAGGTCGGCCACGAACAGCGCATCCCCGACAAGGAGTGCATGCAGAGCGGCACGGGCGGCACCGATCATGCGTCACCCCGCAGCCGGGCCGCCCAGTCATCGGCACCGAACAGGCGCTCGGACCAGCGCCGATGGGCCTCGTCCAGGTCAAGGCCGTCCAGCGCATCGCTGAAATAGGGCCGCGCCGGAATCGGCGTGGCCGACGGGTTGCCATAGGGGCGGAACCCCTCGTGCAACGCGCGGGCGTACTGCGCCTGGTTGGCGACGACCGCGCGCGGCGGGCGGATGTCGATGACGAAATCGCGGCGGAACCGGCCGGTCCGCACCGGGATCGGGTAGCTGCCCGGCTCGGCCGAGGCGGGCCCGGACGCCAGCTCGGTGGCGCGGGTTTCCACCTGGGCCGCCAGCCAGCGCAGCAGCCAGTCGCGGCTGGGCTCGATCGCGGTGGCACAGCGCCCCATGGCATCGACCACCTCGCGGCTGTTGATCACGACGCGCATGCGCGCCCCCCCCGGCCCCACGGCCCGCTGATGGCCGACACCAGCACCGCGGCGGTGCCGGCCGGCGTCGTGGGATCGATCGCCAGCGCCATCGCCTCATCGGCACATTGCATGGCGTTGGCCGCCTGCTCCTCGAACGCGAGGCGATCGCGATAGATCAGGTTCTCCAGCGCGCTGGCGGCATTGGAGTCGATGTAGGCGGCGCGGCGCCGCCACAGCTGGGCGCTGGACCAGCACAGTTCGGCCGCGCGCAGGTGCTCCTCGGTCGGCGATCCGGCGGGCACCGCGTCGTAGCCGGCACCATAGCGGCCACGGGCCCAGGCCTCGGCCCGCGTGATCAACCGCTCCAGATAGCCGCCAGGCGTGTCCCAGCCATCGGCCTCGCTGCCGAGGGGCGAGCCGAACTGCTCCGGCCGGAAGCCGGCGTCGCGGATGTCCTGGATGCTCACCTTCGCCGCCATGCCCGTCGGGCGGCCCTCACGGGCCGCCCGCCTCCTCAGCTGAACAGCACGCGGCGGACCTGGGAGGTATCCGCGATGGCGGCGTTGTACTGCATGGTGCCCACCCAGTCGCGAGCGCGCTTGTAGATGTCGCGGGTCTCCTCCAGCTGCAGATCCATCCACACGCCGCGAGCCAGCCGGCGCTGCGGCAGCACCAGGTAATAACCGGCATCCGATGCCGGCACATAGGTGGTGGCGATCACGCCCGCCACCGTCACCGCCACCGGCTGGCCATTCTGGTAGGCCACGATCAGGCTGCCCTGGGTCGCCTCCAGCATGCGCAGGATGTAGCCGCGCTTCTCCGGGCTGGTGACGATCCACAGCGGCGTGCTGGCGCTCACGGCCGTGCCCTTGGTGAGCTGCTGGCGATAGATCCACGCCGCCGCGGTGTTGAGGGTCTCCGTACCGAGGTCGTCGCCGCTGACGTGTGCGTGGTTGATCGCGCTCGACAACCCAGTCAGCAGACCGTAGTGCTGCTCGGCCTGGTGCATCCACGCCTTGGCGCGGAACTCGGTGATGATTTCCTCGACCTTCCACCACTTGTTGTAGCGCAGCCAGTCATCCAGGATGCCGGCCCCGGCCGAATAGGTGACGTACTTCACCGGGTACTCGGTCTCCGACGGCAGGCGCCAGATTTCCGTCTTCTCGCCCGGCGCACGCTGCTTGAACGTGATGCCGAACTGGCCGGTGGCGATCTCGAACGTGTCCTGGTTGCCGCCGCGCATGTCCACCAGGCGGAACAGGTTGGTCCACCCGGTGTCGATCTCCTGCATGCCGGTGTGGAACCACTGGTCGATGCGCGCCGCAACGTCGGATGACACCGATGTGTCGTCTGGCGTGGCATACTTGGTACGCAGCTCGCGCATGCCGGCCTTGATCGCCTCCGGCGACCAGATCGCCCGGGGCTCGGCCGCCTTCTGGCGGCCCAGCAAGGTCACGCCCGGCTGGTTGGCCGCCTTGCCTCCGTGCAGGTCCAGATACAGCGACGGCAGCGCGAATTCGAGATTGACCGCCTGCGCCAGCGCCTTGAGCTGGGCGGACGTGCCCGCCCCCAGCGCGGCGAGCTTGTGGAACTTGGCAACAGCATTCATGTAGTGGCTCCTCAGGCGAAGGCGTTGAAGGCGACCAGCGGGCTGAGCGTGTCAGTGGTCGCCTTGGGCTGCAGCGCGTGGCCGAACAGCGTGTTGCCGGTGCTGGTCTTGGTCAGCTGGGCATTGGTGGCGTCCCAGTACAGGGCGTCACCCGCGTTCCAGGCCACACTGGATTCGGCCGGCGCGTTGTCGATCTCGCAGGCATAGGCAAACGCGTTGCGTTCGTTCGCGGCCGCGGTGTTGAGGGGGATCAGCACGCGGCCGTTGATGACGATCGGGACGCGCGCGGTCGTCGCGGCCGAATGCGCGAATCCGGTATTGAGGATCAGCTCGGTCGGGCTGGCGAAATTGAGACTGGAGGCCATGGGTCAGTTCCTCGTCATGCGCTGGTCATGCCAGCGCGGGGTTATCGGTTGCCGCCTGTTCCTGGGCCGCGGGGAGACGCGCGCCACCGGCGGCCGGGGGCATCCGGCCGCCCTTGGCCAGCGTTGCGACGGCGCGCTTGGCGCGGGCCTCCAGCTGCGCCATCGGCGCGCCGGCATAGACCGCTTTGGCCAGATCGACCGATTCGGCGTCGTCGCCGCACAACCCGAGCTCGCGCTCGGCCTGGACGATCTCGTCCACCAGATCGACGCGGCGCTGCGCGGCCGCCTTCACCATGGCGACCAGCTCATCCGGGGCGTCCAGCAGATGCGCGTGATCGCCCAGCGCCTTGCGCACGGCCTGCAGCGTCGCGACTGCGGGCTGCGCGGCATGCAGTTCGGTGCGCAGGTTGTCCACGTCGTCCAGCGCGGCTTTGAGCTTCTGTTCGGTATCCACGGTGATGTCCTCGTGCTCGTGTTGTGATGCGCTCTTGATGGCGCGGGCGCCGGGCTGCGCGCCCAGCCAGACCAGCGAGGCCTCCACCGCCTCGCCCGGGCCCAGCAACCGCCAGGCATTGAGTTCGTTGCCCTGCGCGTCCTGCAGCCGCGCGATGTCCTTGACCGTTCCGCCGATCGACACATCGCCGACCACGCCTGCGTCGATTTCCGCCAGCAGATCGGCATTGCCCGGCGTGCGCACCAGATAGGCCGACGCCATCAGCACCACGGCGGTTTCCACCCCGGGCGCGAACGTTAGGGCCGGCTCTCGCAGCAGCGCCCGCGCCTCGTCAAGGCTCATGCGCTCCAGCCCGGCGGCAAACCAGCGCCCCTTGCCCGGGCCGGAATCGCCGTCCCAGCCCGTCGGGTGGCGAATGAATAGCCCCTTCCCGGGCAGCGTGCGGGCGTAATCGGCCAGCAGCGCCTCGTCGAAACATTCCCGATCGCGATCGATGCCGTTGTGCGCCACCGCAAACGTGCGCACGTAGAGCTGCGCCGGCGCGATGTCCGCCAGGGTGTACTGGCGGATCAGCGCCAACTGCTCAGCCGACGGGTCGCCGGCCGACTTGACCACCGCGTGCAGGGTTTTCTGACGGCGAACCTCGGGCGGCATGTCACGCCCCCTTCAGGTGCGCACGGCGCCACGCCGCTTGCGGGATGCTGAGCGGTCCGTCCCAATCCTCCGCCTGCCAGGGCAGCGCTTGCGCGGTTTCCGGCTCATCCGTAACGGCCGCCGAGGGGGCACTGGCGGGGTCGCGTGCGGGCACCGGGCCATCATTGGCCGCCGTGGCGATCACGGACGCTGCGCCCGGGGCCGCGCCCGTTGTCTCCAGGGCCGCCGCGATCGCGGCCAGCGCACCCTTGCGGTTGGCGCCAGCGGCCTCGATCCGGCCCAGCTCGGTCAGCTCGGCCGGGGTCAGATCACCCAGCCGCTCGACCAGCTCGGCCAACGTCAGATTGGCGATTTCCGCCAGCTTGAGATTGTCGGACATGCCCCGCTCCGCATCGGCCATTGGCCCCGATGCAGGCAGGATTCACGGGCATGCCGTCAACCGTACATGATGGCAATTGACAGTTCGGCGGCTATGCCTGTGGCTCACGGCGTGCCGCCTCGTTCATCGCCCGGGCGATGACCGCCGTGGGCATGTCGCCGTATCCGGCGGACATCAGACCCTCTTGCAGGCCAATGATGTCGGCGACGAAATCGGCGTAGTCCATCGTGATCTCCTGCCCCTGAGCCCCGAGGCGCGGTGCGGCCGGTTCTCGACCATGGGGGCAGATTACCAGTTAGGCGAACAGTCAACCCTCTCTCACGACACCGCACGAATGCTGCAGCGGCAATTGGGGTGGCTATCGGTCATCGGCAGCGGGGCCTCAGGGTCATCCAGGCGGTAGGGGCCGCCATCCGCCAGGCCATGACAGATGGGGCAGGCATCCGGCGCGGCCACCCAGCCGTATTGGTCATAGCCGTTAGCGCGGTACATGTCGCGTTTTCCGCGGACCTGCGCGGCGGCGATCTCGGAGCGAGCCAGCCGTTCCCAGTTGTAGTCGCCCGCTCCGAATCGCTGACGCAGTCGATCGGCGACGATGACAGGGTTCACGCCGTCGAACTCGCCGCTGGCGAGCGCCGCCACGATCTGCGTGCTGTAGGCGCGCGCCATGCCATTGCGGACCAGCGCCATGCCCTGGTGCCGCAACTCGGCATTGACACGTTCGCGGCCGGCAGCGATGGCGGCCTGCACGGCCGGGTCATCGAACCCGGCGGCAATCTCGATGGCGGCATTGGCACTGCCGCGGTCATAGCTGCGCATGCTGCCGGCCAGAACCTGCTCGGCCATGCGGGTGATGGCCCCCTGCCCGCGCAGCAGCAGGTCGGCCATGGCCGCCAGGTCGAACACGAAATCATCGCCTGCCGCGGCCAGTGTGGTCAGGCCCAGGGCGCGCAGTACGTCATCGCGCAGGCCGCGCCATAGCCGCAGCAGCGCGGCGATGGTGCCGGCCTCGATGCGCGGCAGCTCGGGGTCGTCCTCGGCCCATGGTTCGGGCTCATCGTCGTCGCGGCCGTTCGCCTTGGCCACATGCGCATGGGCATGCGCGGTCCGGGGCCGAGCGGCGCGCATGATGTTGTCCAGCCCCTGCGGGGATTCGTCGGTCGCGACACTGCCGGCAGCGGCGTTGCCCCGCACCAGGGCCGCCTGCGCCAGCAGGAACTCGGCCTGCGCGCCCTTCACGCGGTCGGTGATCGACGGCAGGCGCTGCACCACGTCCCAGTCGCCGGGTTTCCATGTGCGTCGCCGGGCTCGCAGCATGGCCGCGATGGGCCGGGCCAGCCCTGGCTGGCGCCGGGCGAACCGCGTCTTGGCATCCTGCAGCACCAGCTCGGCCTGGGGTTCGGCGATGCCGGCCGCCTGCGACCAGCTCACGCCCAGCATCCACGCCGGCAGGCCGAAGGCGGCCACCAACTGCTCGATCATGTGTTTGGCCGGCATCTCGATCTGCAGCGCCTCGCTGACCGCGCCGATCACGTCGATGGTGATGGTGTCGTTCATGCCGGCCCCGGTGGCTAGATCGACGCTGTGGCCGCGGGCCTTGTCCTCCATGGCACGGGCCAGGTCGCGGGCGATGGTTTCGGCGCGCTTCTGGGCATCTGCGCTGGTCACGCGCGCGGATTTTGTTCCGTAGTGGATGTGGAATGACGGGTCGCCGAAGCGAGTCCAGACCTGCCCGGTGGCGTTCTGCATGCGCAGCAGGATCTGCGAGACGAACGGGACGCTGCGCAGCAGGCTGGTGCCGTAGGGGTTGTCCGCTTCCGGGCGGTTGACCGCGATCACCAGCTGTCGAGGGTCCAGCTCGACATAGCCAACCTCAAGCAGCAGGCTGGCGCCGATGGCACTGCGCACGCGCCCCTGCAGGATGGCCTCCACCTGCGCCAGCCCATCAGGACGCCCGTCAGTGCAGACCGAGGGCGCGCGATAGAACACGCGCATGCGGTCCTCCTCCCGGACGAACGCGGTGCCCTTGCTGTCGGCGACGCGCAGGCCGATCACGTCGCGCCCTTTCGCGTCGTAGATGATCTCGGCGATGCCATGCCCCTGCTCGTACAGCTCCTCGCCCTGGCTGGCATAGAACGCCTGGTAGCCGCTCTCGACGTCGTTGACCGGGATGTTGCGCATCCATTCCTCGATCTCGGCGACCAACGCATCGTTGCCACCCTCGACCTCCAGGATGCCGTCCAGCGTGACCATGCGGCCGATGCCGGCATCCAGCATCGGGATCGCCTCTTTCAGCGCTTCGTACAGCCAGGGCGAGACGGTGCGCGGCTGCCAGGCGCCGATGCTGTCGTGCCAGATACCCAGGGCCTGCACATCGCGGATGCTGGTGGCCACCGCTCCGCCCTGGTTGCGCGTGGGGTCGTGCGGGGGGGCCTGCTTGGCGCGCAGCCAATCGATGGGGTTCAGGTTCATGCGGCATTCCTCCGGACCAGGCTGCTGCCGAACACGTCCGTGCCGTAGCCGTCGTCCTGCAGGGCGCGCAACCGGCGCAGCATCTGCTGCCGGCGCGCATCGGGGATGTGGTCGTCCTGTTTGCTGTAGATCGGCCACTTGGCCCCCTCGCGGGCGGTCTGTGTGGCCATGGCATTGAGGACATCGGGGTCATAGGGCAGCGCATAGCCGCCGGACTGCAGCCTGGCGCTGATGCACTGGGTCGCCCAGTGCTTGGCCGGGGCCGTCAGTGTGATCTGTTCGCCGCTGCGCTTGTCCTCCTCCTGCAGCACCTGCCCGTCCTCGCCGATGCATTCGACGGACTGCTGGAAGTGGAAGCCGATCAGGCGGTCCTCGAATCGACAATCGGCGAACCGATCCACGCCGATCAGGTCCTTGACCACCGTGGTGCCGGCGCTGCCCAGGTCGGCCCCCCAGTACGGCAGATGCCCGTACAGCCCGTCCAATGCGGCGATCAGCTCCTCCTGCAGGTGGTACGGGAACCCGATGGCCTTGATCCGCACCAGGTCCACGAAGGTGCCGCCGACCTGCTCGCTCAGCACGATCTCGGTCGGGTCGTTGCGCTCGCCCAGGTCGGCCCCCGCCCAGAACACCCCCATCGCCGCGCCGCGGATGTACGGACGCAGAATTGCGCGCATGGCCTCGCGGCGGTCATCGTCGCGCCCCCGCAGCAGCGGGCGCAGCGGCTCGGCGTCGTCGTACAGGGTGCGATAGCTGCCGATCTTGCGGCCGTCCTGCATGCTCAGGTCCACCGCATGGACCTCCACCGCCAGCCGGTCGGCCTCGCTGTCAGCATGCAGTTTGACCACCCGGTAATCCGGGCGATCCACCACGTTCGGCAGCAGGACCCCCCAGGGCCAGACCGGATTTTCCGCCTGGCCGTGCTCGCCGAGGACGTTGCGCTGATAGCCCGGGGTGTTGCGACCACCGAACCGGCGCACCATCTCGGCGTCGCGCTCGGGCGACCAGAACGGCGCGGGCTTCATCGTCTGCTGCCAGCGAAACAGGCGGTAACCCCGCTTCCCGGGCGGCAACCCCTCCTGCGCAGTCTGCGTCAACCGAAAATACTCGCTGCCGCGGTCGCCATCCGGCACCGAATAGACCCGCGCACGGCAGCCCGGCTTCAGTGCGCGCCAGAACTCGCTGAAAATCACCTTGTTCTTGACCTTCGCCGCTTCGTCGAACAGACCGAAAGCGTTGACGTGCACGCCGCGGAATGCCTCGCCGTCATGGCCGCCCGGACGGTAGTAGGCGCGGGCAATGCTTGGCCGATCCGGGCGGATCGGATTCGGGGCCAGGAATCGGTGCATGACGTGCGGGGTTTTTTTCGGCTTGAGCCAGAAATGCTGGATCAACGTCTTCTGCCCGGCACCGTCTGCCACGCCGAACTGCTCCTCCAGTGCGAGGATGATTTCATCCAGGTGCGTCTGCTGGGGCGCGGCAATCAGCGACCACGGATTGGCGATGCGGCCGCCGACGGCGGTGCACCCCGCCCAGGCCACCAGGGCAATGATCTCGCGGGTTTTGCCACATTCGGCGCCGTCCTGGTGGATCACGTCCTGTTGCCAGGCGCGCACGCTCGGGCGCTGGTAATCCCAGAACCGATACGGTTCGCCGGTGTCTGGCTCGAACAGGTAGGTTTCCGCCCAGCGCAGCGGGTCCTCGAACGTGAACATCACCAGCGCCTCGTCCAGGGTGATGCCGTAATCCCCACGCTCCAGGCATTTCCACGCCCATCCCTGCGCCGCCATCCATGCATCGAACTCGGCCGCGTCGTAGACCCCGCGATCGAGCATCTGCGCCTGCACGAGACCCACGGGCGACCGCTGGCGCATCAGGCCACCTCCCAGGCCAGCAGGTCGGCGTAGTCCGCCAGCGTGCGCATCGGTCGCGGCGGGAAAGATGCGCCATCGGCGCTGCCGGCCTCATGGCCGCGCTCACCGAAATCATTCTCCAGCCACCACCATTCCAGCGCGGACACCTCGCAGCCGATCCGCTGCGCTGCCCATTCGTTGCACAGCCCGATGGCGGCGTAGATGGCCGCGTTGATCGGGCATTCCGGCGCTATTCCGGTGGCGCTGCGCAGCGGCTCCAGCGCATCGTCCAGGCCGACCAGGACGGCCTGCCAGCGCCGCAGGATCGGCAGGATGTCCGCGGCGACCATCAGTCCCCTCCCGCCGTCAAAGCGCCGCGCCTGGCGGCGGCGCCGCGCTGGAAGATGCCACCCAGGATGGTCTGCATCGCGTCGACCTTCTCGCCATCGACCTTCGCCTGAGCCTGGGATTTCGGCGTGACCAGCAGCTCGGGCAGGTTGATGCCCAGTCGCTCGATCGCCTTGAACAGCATTTCCCAGGCCGGGTTTGCGATCATCTTCCCGATGACCTCGGTGCCATCCGCGCGGGTGATGACGCTGCCCTCGTCGTTGATCATCGGCACCGGGATCACCAGGCCCTGGCTGGCCATCAGCGTGCGTAGGTCGTGGATCAACTGCAGCGAGGCGGCCATTTCGCCCGCCATCACCCCGTGGATGCCCTCGGTCGCGCCCCGCTCGACGGCATCGACGATCGCGGCAAACGCCTGGACATAGACCTGCTTGTCGAGGCATGACCCGCCCGGCCGCGTGGTGCCGTCGTCGACCAGCGAGCAGGGGTATTTCGGGCAGGTCGACAGGCAGGGGCGGGCCACCGCGCCCAGCAGCGATTGCAGCCCGTTGTCGAAACTGGCCAGGTGCATCTTGCTGGTCAGGCCGTGCTTGAAACCGTTCCGGCTGGAGCGCGCCTTGCCCTCCAGCGTCCGCGGGCCGGTGGATTTCTTCGCGGCCGCGCGGCGCTGGGCCAGTTCGGCCGGGCTCAGCTTGCGGCGGTGGCGGGATACGGTCATGGGCGCGGTTATCCGATGCCCGGCTGTCAACTGTCCATGTCATCAGTTGCCCCCCCCCCACGACGGGCGTCCATGACGATCCTGCCGACCCCCTGGCGGGTCAGCCCGGCCTGCTGGGCGACGGCGTTGTAGCTGTAGCCGGCACGCACCAGGGCCAGCACCAAGGCATCGCGCTGCGGGCGCCACAGTTGCTGGAAAAACGATCGCCGCGGCGGGACATAGCGGCGGCGCAGGCGCGTCTCCGAGGCATCGCCCCCCAGCTCGTCCAGCGTGATCGCCAATGCCTGGCAGCCCGTCCGAGCACCGAGCGCCTCGATCAGCCGCTGCCCGAGCAGCGCCAGCGGCAGGTCGCCGCGGTACCCGGCCAACAGCGCCACCTCGAAGTCCGTGACCGGCTCGCCGCGGCCACTGAATGCCACGCCCTCAATCGTAGTCACGGCCCAACTCCCCGGTGGCGAGCCGCCACCACAGCGGCGTCCCGCTGGACGCCGTCCCGAGCACCCGGTGCTGGCGCTCGGCGCTCAACCGAGTGCGCCGGGCGCGCTCGGACACCGCGAGGTAGCGGCGGGTGGTCTCGATGCTCTCGTGCCCCATCAGGGCGCGGATCGTCTCGATGTCCGCACCGTCGTCGTAGAGCTGCGTGGCAAACGTGACCCGGAATCGATGCACCCCCCACTCGCGCAGCCGGGCAATGCGGGCGTAGTGGACGACCAGCGAGTCCACGCTGCGCAGCGACAGCGACTGCCCGCGCGATGGCGACGTCAGCGCCACGAACAGCGCCTCCTGGTCCACCAGAAACGGCAGCGTCTCGCGAGCGGCCAGCCAGGCATGCAGCGCCTCGACCACCGGCCCCTCGAACGGCACGTCGCGCTCCTTCGCCCCCTTGCCGAACACGTGCACCACGCCCTTGCGCCGGGTCAGCTCCAGCTGCGACAGGCGCAGGCTGGACAACTCCTCGCGACGCAGGCCGGCAGCCAGCAGCAGCAGCAGCGCGCAGCGGTCACGGGTGCGTACCGGCTCACGCGCCTGATCCACCACCCTGAACAGCGCGCGCAGCTGTTCGTCGGTGTACCGCCGCGCGGGCCTCGGCTTCACCCTCGGCCCGCGCACGTCGGCCGCAAGGTTTTCTCGTGCAAGGCCTCGACTCCGCCGCCAATCGTAGAAATTGCGCAGGGCCTGCACCTGCTGCCGGCGCCAGGCCGGGCCGCAACGCATCTCGATCGCCAGCCAGCGCTGCCAGCGATCGAAATCGCCGATGGTCGCCGCGGCGTAGTCCACCCCGGCCGATGACGCCCAGCCCAGGAACCGCCCGACCGTCCGTGCATAGCTCTGCCCGGTGGTGGACGGCCGCGACCCCATGTCGATGACCAGGTGCGCCAGCCACAGCCACAGTTCGGCCAGGGCTGATGGCGCCATCCCGAGACGCTCCACGCGCCGCATGACCGTGGCGAAGCTGGCGTGCTCGGCCAGCAGCATCGCCCGGTAGGCCGGCAACTGTGGCCCGTTCGGCAGCCCCTGCAGGGCCTGCATCACCGCCGACGGCAGCGCCCCCGGCAACTCTCGCGCCTGCCCCGGCGAGCTCATACCGCACCCCGGGGCGGCACGCGCCCCCCAAATCCCCTCCCATTTTTCGAGGGGGCAATAGCTCGGCGACCCAGGGCCCGCCTGCCCGGATCGGAAGGGGGGGGGCTCACTGGCACAGGCCACCGTGCCGCCCCGACCGGCAGGGCACGGGGAACCGCCGCAGAATCAACGGGTTGCAGCCCCCGGTTGGCCGGTTCGGTTTTGCACCATTGTGGTGCATGCGCCGAGCCCCCCCAGCGACCGCCCAACAGCCGCGGGCAGCGCAGCGCCGCCACCGCGCCTTGTGGCGCCCCTTGCACAACCGCGTTTGCCAGCAATTTCAGGCACTTAGCCATCAATGGAGCCCTCCCTGCAGCTGTTCCAGGTGCGCCGTCAGCTCGCGCCTCGCCGCCTCCAGCGCGGCGGCCCGCTCACGGAATGTGGGCTCATCGATGAGCCCCAGAACCTGGTGGTCATGCCGCAGCGCGATGAGCCGGTCGTCCAACTCGGTCAGTGCCGCTCGCGCCTCCACCAGCTCAGGCGCCGGCGGAGGTGGTGGCGATGGCGCTGCGCTGTGCGGGCCGGCTGCGTCCTGGAGCATCCCGATCGCTCGCTGCACCACGTAGGCCACCGGTTTGCCGCCCCTGCCCGCGGCTGCCGCTTGCAGCAACCGCGGGTCGACTCCCGCCTGAGCGGCCCGGCGCAGCTCTGGATGACCGTCTGCGCAGTCGCCCCACCCCATGTCCCGCAGCACGCGCGCCAGGCCGGCCATGGCGCCCAGCCATGCATCAGATCGCTCGTTATCTGGATTACTTAACTTCGTAGAGTCATCGATAGGTTTTCCCTTCCCTTCTCTTCCCTTAGCTTCGCTTCGCTTCGCTTCCCTTCCCTTCAGAGGAATTTTCCCGGGGACATCCCTGGGCCGTCCCCGCCGTGTCCCCGGGGACACGCGCTTGGCGTACACGGGGACATCGCCGCTAGGCCATTGGGTCTCACCCGTGGCCTCGAAACGCGCCATCCATTCCTCGAACGCCGGATATTTTGGTTGCGAATCAGTACGTTGTGCGCTCTTCTTGATGCGCCCGCACTCAGTGCGCCAGCGGTTCCGCAGGCGCTCGCGCCAGGCTTCCAGCGCCTTCTCGGCGACGACTCGGTGGTACAGGCGGCCATCGCTACACTGCGTCCAGCCGTGCAGCGCCATGGCGGAAACCTTCCGCCAATCACGAACTGATCGACCAAATCCCGCGAGGTTCGCAAGAATTTTTTCATCCGACGGGAGACTTCCGGCCGGCGTTTGATGCCAGGACGCGCACCAAAGGAGCACCGCGGCGCGGAACTCCTCACCTGTGGCCTGGCTGGCCAGGCCACTGTCCCGCAGCCTGGCCACGTCGAGTGGCATGTAGTGGAAATCCCTCAGAACCACGTTGGCCGGCACCGGCGGGTCAGGGAGATGTGCGGAGGAACTCATGAGCGCCCCCGTGTAACGCCTGTGACGTGCCGTTGCTGGCCCGTGCCGGTAGCGTTGTGAATGTGCTCCGATGGAGCTGTTGCGTCTGTTATTAGGCGTGGCATGAGCATTGCTGCATCCCTCGCCGCCGATAAACTCAATCGGAATGAAACCCCTTAATAATCAATTACTTGGTCCATGTAACCAAGTACATATTATGTCATCACGGGCGGTGTGGCCCGGTGGGGTCGCCATGCATATCACTTTGAAATCAATGGGTTGAATGGCTTTCCGGTGTGCGTTTCGGCGGCATCTACGTGCTATGGGTTGGCTGGTTATGTCGAAAAAACGTGGATATGTCTTAGGTCGGCGGGCTGCCGCGCTGCTGTCCATGACGTTGCCGGAGCGCTTCGGCGTCTACCTGTCGTCGGTGGGCGCTGCGGATGGCACGGTGCGCGAATACACGGGCGCCGTGCGGCGGTTCCTGGCCCATGCTGGGCTTGACGTGGGCGGAACCTTGCCGCCAGGGGCTTCGCACGATCCGCTGCTGCGCTACTTCCGCATGCGTCAGGAAACGGTTGGTCCTGCGCGGCTCAACCTCGAGATCAGCGCGCTTCGCGCCTGGTTCGACTGGCTGCCGCTGGTGCAGCCGGGCGCGTGGGTGCCAACGGACTTCCCGAAAATGCGCCGCCGTCCCGAGCGCATCGTGCGCGCCCTCAGTGATGCAGAGGTCGGCCGCCTGCTGGCCTCGCCCGACCTGAGCACCTTCACCGGGGTTCGCGACCATTTCGCCATGGCCACGCTGTATCAATGCGGCCTGCGCGCCGGCGAGCTGGCCGGCCTGCAGCTCGGCTCCGTCCTCGATGGCGGGCTGCTGCTGGTTCATGGCAAGGGCGCGAAGGACCGATACGTGCCCTATGGAGAGGCCTGGTATGGCCTGTTCGAGACCTACCTGCGCCAGCGCCGCACCACAGGCCCCGGAAAGAACGCCATGCTGTTCGTCACCCGCACAGGTCGGCCGCTGCGGGACGCCCGCTCGGTCTGGGTGATCGTGAACCGCCATGCGCGTCGTTCGCTCGGCCTGGGCTGCGGCTACCAGCGGCTGGAATCGCATCTGTCCAGCCGCCCCTGGCAGGGCCACTACCCGCACCTGCTGCGCGCCAGCTTCGCGAGCGAATTGCGCCGCAACGGCTGCGATCTCATGGCGATCGCGCAACTGCTGGGGCACAGCTCGGTGGTGACGACCGCGCTGTATCTCGGCGTGGATCTGGACGACCTGCGCACCGCGATCAGCCATCACCCCCGCGCCCGGCGCGTCAGCCCGGATTGAGTCAGAACGGGATGTCATCGTCCACCTCCGTCGTGCTGGTGACCGCCTGGGCAGCGACAGCCGCACCACCGGCACCGTGCCGCCCTCGATGCTCGTCCCGCGTGCGGGTGTGCTCATTTCCGCCCAGCAGCGTCAGCCCGCCCCGGGCGGCCGCGTAGATGTACGTCCGCGATCGTGGCGACCCGTCCTGCGCCTGCCACTTCTCCGTGTGCTGCCGGCCGGTCACCGTGACCAGGTGACCTTTGGCCAGGTATTGCTGCGCGACCTCGGCCTGGCGCCCGAACAGCTTGACCTCCAGCCATTCCGTATGCTCGACCACCTCGCCGCTGCGGCTCGTGTAGCGCTCGTCCACCGGGATGGACAGCCTGGCAATCAGCCCGCCCGCCGCTGGCGCCTCGACCACCGGATCAGCGGACAGCCGCCCGGTCACCACCACCACCTGCTGCCCTCTGCTCATCGTGTCACTCCCTGCATGGCCAGCCACGTCCGGGCCTCGGCCAGATTGATCCCCAGCTCGGCCATCAACCGCGCCTCGTCCCGACTGGGGTGTGTCAAATGCGCGGCCTGCGCCTTCAGCTCGCGCACCACCGGCGGCGAGGTGCGCAGCGCACGCGCCAACGCGTGATCGCTGAAGCGGTGCGGCTGCGGCGCGATGGCGAGAAGATCGCGCACGGTCGGAGCGTGATTCATGCGCCCCGCCCTCCCCGACTGGCCGGCCGCGGGCGATCCGGCAGGCTGCGCAGCCGTTCCATCAGAGCCTGGTGCTGATGCCGCGTCAGCTCGTTCGTATGGCGAGCCCCCACGGCCGACAGGTGCAGCCGGTAGGTTTCCTGATCCAGCCCCTTGGCCCCGTGCGCATAGCGTCGGACCGCCCTGATGAGGGCCTTGGACATCACAAAGCAATCAGGCTGCATCGGCCCCTCCTCGCCGGTGGCGCCAAGCCCGGAATGCGACCTCGGCCGCCATCGACACCGCCAGCATCGCCGATGCCCCGGTGAACAGCCCGGCGCCCAGGACGATTCCGAATACGAACGTGGTCATCAGCATGGTGTTCGCTCCACTTATTCTGAATGGGTATTTGAATGGCCCCGACCTGGCCGGATACGCCGTTTTTCGGCGGTGTATCGATTGTTAGTCCGCAACTCGCTCGCCGCAGAAAGGGCAAAAGCTGGCAGCAACAACCGGCAACGGCTTGCGCTTTTTCGGGTCGGTCTTTTCAGTGCTGACCAGCAGCCGTGCGATCATCGTGTTGCCGCGCAGGGCAATTGCTCGCACTAGCTTTCCGCCGTAGTCTTTCAACTTCGCGTCCATTTCATCTGCGCATTTGCACATGGTCATTTCCTTTTTGTGGTTTGCGAACTAACAACTCGCTCAACCCGAAACCGCTTCGCGGTTCGGGTTAGCTCGGGTGTTAGCCGTCATGTCGCTCAATCAGCAATTCAGCAAACCGGGTCAGCCAATCGGGCAATTCGAGTTTCGTGTAGTACACGTCGCCATCGTCCGTTTCCGTGGGTATCCCGTATAGCGGTTCGCGTCCGTTCTCCCCAAACCTGTAGCCATTGATTTCTGCACCGGCGGCTTCAATTGCGAGTTCCTCGATCTCTTCTTTGCTCATGTCCATCTATGTTCTCCGTACCGTTCAATGATGGCTAACAATTCGTCCAAGCCGAAGCCGCTTCGCGGCTCGGCTTAACTCAGGTGTTAGGCCGCATCAGAAGCCGCTCGTTTGGATTTCGCGATCGGCATGTGCAAATTCGCGCTCGCGTTCGGATTCTTCCGCGAGCCACTCGCTGGCGAGGCGGTGCCCTTCATCAGTCCCGGCAAAATACGCATCGCATTCAGCAGTGCCGAGGGTGTATTGAGCAATCGACATCCCGTCAAACTCCCTCAAGCGCATCTGAAGCGTTCTCAAAACCCCGTCTTTATATGCGTTGCTTCTTGGGTCGCGCGGCTTTCCAAATGCCTCGTCAAAAATACGCTTCGCTATGCTCATGTCTATTCTCCGTGGGCTGCGGCCCAACAATTCATTCAAGCCGACGCCGCATCGCGGCGCGGCTTAATTCAGGCGTTAAACCGCAACTCGCTTTCGCCCTGCTTCTTGCCTTCTTCCCATGCGCGCGTGAGCTCAGGGCGCGCAAAGTAGGAGAAATGGCAGTTCATGGTGTTCGCGCCATTCAGAGCGCAATCTCGACCGGTGCAGTACGCGGCCTTCTCATCTTGCTTCGTGATGTCGAACATTCTCTTGCTCCTTGTGGGTTGCGGCCTAACAAGCCGGTCAAGCCGATCTCGCTTCGCTCGCCGGCTTACCGGCGGTGTTAGGTGGCAATGGCTCGTTCTTCAGCCAGTAGCAACCACATATATGGCATTCACCGTGAGCGCCCCGAAGCAGCATCGCCTGGCACCCTACGCAGGTTTCTACTGACCACGAGCTGGGCACTATTCCGCCGCGCGGGGTGCGTTGGAACAGCTTGACCAGCCATTTGTGGATTCCACGGAACATCTTTCTCTCCTTCGTGGTGGCCACCTACAGTGCCTCCTGTGCGGGTCGAGGTTGGCTTCGAGGATGGCGGCCAGCGGCGGTGGGCTGACGGAGTTGCCCACCATGGCCACGGCGCGGCTGGTGCTGACGGTGCGGCCGTCGGCGGTGCGGTCGATGATGTAGCTGGCCGGGAAGCCTTGGGCGCGGAACAGTTCGGCCGGGCGCAGCATGCGCAGGTGGATGTCCACGATGACGTAGGGCACGCCGCGCACGTGGACGGTGACCAGGGCGAGGCGGTCTTTCGTGGTGATCGTGGCCATCGGCTCGCGCAGATCGCCCCATTGGCCGCCATCACCGTAGTAGCGCATGAGGAAGGCGGCCATGCGCAGCGCGCCGGCTTCGTGCTCTGAACTGAGGCTGCACTCAACGACAGCGTGGTGTTCGCCGCCCGCCGTGATGGTTCGCAGCGGATCGGTAACGGGCTGCCCGGTGTTTGTGCCCCGCAGAGTTGCCATGTGCACCGTCACCAGCCGCTGCTGGCTGCCGGTGGCGGTGATGGTGGAGAGCGGTTCGCGTGCGTCATGCCCGGCGCCGTCGGCGGCGAACCCGCCGTTGGCCTGTTCGATGAAGGCGGTGATGACGCCCATCGCGTGGGCCGCGCCGGCCGGGCGCGCAGCACCGGCCCCGCTGGTTATGGTGGGCATCGGTTCGTCGATCTCCGCGCCGTTGCTGCTGCCGCGGAACTTGATGAGCGTGGCCGCCGCCACTGCCTGCCCGCCGCTGCCGGAGGCCGTGATGGTGCCGAGCGGTTCGCGCACGCTTCGGGCGCCATCGCCCCATCGCTTCACGCCGTTGGGCTGGCCTTCGCCGTGTGCGGCCTGCACCAGCACCGGGGCGACGACGGCATGCGAGCCGCCCTTGGGCTGTGCGGTGATAGTGCCCAGCGGCGCATCGGCGCGGGCGGTGCCATCGGCGGAGGCGTTGGCGCATTGCACCAGTAGCGGGGTGCAGGCCATCAGCTCGCCGCGGTTTGCCGCCGTGATGGTTGGCAATGGCTCGCTTGCGGGATGGACTCGACGCTCTCCTGCATGCGTTACGGGGACGATGAACGGCTCCTCCGCATCCAGCACGTAGCGCTTCACGCCGCGGGCGATGCGGCGCAGGGTGGCGTCGGCCAGCGGGCGCGGGCGGTCGAAGATGCTGCGGCCGGTGTCAGTGAAGTCGATGGCATCGGCGGCGGTCATGTAGGGCTTGGCGCGCCCCGGGCCACGGGTGGGCTCGGGCCAGCGGATGGGCTGCCCATCGCACCGCGCCACAAGGAACAGGCGTTCCCGGCTGGTGCCTGCCAGCAGGCCGGCGGCCTCGTAGTCGCAGGCGCGCAGCACGCGCCATTCCACGGTGTAGCCCAGCCCGCGCAGCGCGGCGATGAAGCGGCGCCAGGTGCGGCCGGCGTGGCGCTTGTCGGGGATGAGGAACTGCTGGTCGATCGACACGCGCTCGCCGGGCGCGGCGATGCGGCCGTCCAGCTTCACCACGCGGCCGGTGGCGCGGTCGCGCTTGGCGATCAGCGGCCCCCATTGCAGGATCTGCCGCACGTTCTCCAGCGTGATGAGGCGCGGGCGCACGCTGCCGGCCCAGCGCAGCACTACCCAGCTCAGCGAGCGCGTGGCGCGGCTCCGCGGCTGTCCGCCCTTGGCCTGGCTGAAATGCGTGCAGTCCGGGCTGGCATGCAGGTGGCCCACGGCACGGCCATCGCACTCGATGCGCGGGTCGGCCTCCCACACGTCCTGGCACAAGTGCCGCGTGTAGGGGTGGTTGGCCGCATGCAGGCTCACGGCCCACGGGTTGTGGTTGACGGCGATGTCCACCGGCCTGCCGAGCGCATGCTCGATCGCCGTGGACGCGCCGCCCCCGCCAGCGAAGAGGTCCACCACGATTTCACCCGGGCGCAGGCGGCACGCCGCCGACAGCTGCGGGAAGTGGAAGGCGTGCTGCTCGAGCTTGGGAGAGCAAGAGCCGTCAGCCATGGGTTGCCTCCAGCTTGAGGAAGGTGAACCAGTGCGTGCCGGAGCGCTTGCCGCTGCGGTGTCCGAACAGCGGGGCCTGCGGCGCCAGCTTGATCACTTCGCGCGTCGGGATCTGGGTCTGGTTCCACTTGAAAATCAGCGTGCCGGACGGGCGCAGCACGCGCCAGCATTCGGAAAATCCGCGGCGCAGATCCTCGCGCCAGTCGTTGCCGAGCTTTCCGTATCGCGCCGCCAGCCACGATCGCGGCCCGGCCTGAATCAGGTGGGGCGGGTCGAACACGACGAGCGTGAACGTCTCATCGGCGAACGGCAGTGCGCGGAAATCCATGCGGACATCCGGATGGATTTCCAGCGCGCGGACGCCGGATCGATTCCGCAGGCTGTTGTCGGTGACGATGCGGGTTTCGTCCCGCAAATCCCCGAACAGCACGCGCTGGTCGGCAGGGTCGAAATACATCGCCCTCGCGCCGCAACAGGGATCTAGCGCGAGGTCAGCCATTGCCGGCCCCCTCCATGCCGACCCATCCCCGCACCAGGTCGGCGCGGACGTAGGCCACCTCCAGACCGCCGACGGGCTGGGCGCACCAGGTGGCCGGCGACCAGTCGGCCAGCGGGTCGCTGCGGTCGCCGGTGATGTCCTCGGGGTCGACCTGCAGCCATATCCGTGCGGGCGCGCTGCGGTCCAGCTCGCCCGGGGTGTAGCCGAGGCGGTTGGGGTTTGCGATCGTCTCGGCTTCCCGCCGCAGAGCCAGCGCATAGCCTGCGGCGTCCATCAGCTCCTCGGCCATGTGCTGCGCCCAGTCGTCCGGTGCCAGATCGGAGCGGTCCAGGCTGGTGCCGTACTTGGCCCGGCCCTTGCGGTCGCGCTCGATCAACTGGTGGATCAGCTGGCGGGTGATGGCGCTCACCTCATCGGGGATGGTGTTCATGCGTGCATCACTCCCCTGCCAGGCTTGATCTGGAACAGCTGGGGGGACGGGGTGGCGAGCTGATATTCGGCCACGCGGCATGTCTGACCGAATCGGTTGCGCACCACCACGGCGCGGCTGCGGATGTCGTAGCCGCGCTCTCGCAGGTCGAACACACGGGCGCTGGCGCGGGCAATCCCGAGCTGGTCCAGCGCCTGCAGGCTGGTGATCGGGCCGTGGCGGAGGGCATCGAGCAGGCGGCGGTTCTGATCGTCGCAGAGCATGGCGGTCTCCTCAGAGTCGGACGGGCATCAACACCTGGGCGAACGTGGCGGCATCGGCCGCCCCTTCCCCACCCTCGGTGAACAGCGCGGCGGTGGTGGCGCTGGTGAATCGAATGACCACCTCGTCGCAGCTCATCGCGGCCAGCAGGCCGAGCGCGAGTTTCAGATCCATTCCTGTCCGGATCGTCCCGGCGGCGTCCAGCACCAGGCCCTGGTCGCTCAGGTGCTCGCAGCAGCTCTCGCCCTCGCCTGTATCGGTCAGGCACACGCCCGATTTGTCCACGGACCAGGCCGCCGGGTAGGTGATGTGCTTGGACCCGCGCTCGCACAGCGGCATGGCCCGCCGCATCGCATCCATCACGCCCTTGCGCTGCAGGCGGATGACACAGACCGCGGCGTCCGGGTCGGGCATCAGCGACTCCGGGTTTGGGAACTGCATGTCGCCGGTCAGCCGCACGGTCAATTCCGTGTTCGGGGCGACGACGCGCAGCGCGCAGGGGTGCGCATTCCCCTCGGTGCGCCCGATCTGCACGCTGGCATCATCGAGCGCCAGCGCATCGAGCACGCGCCGGACCTGACGCTGCGGGATCTGGAACTCGCGGCCCTGGTAGGCATCCAGGCGTGCCCGCGCCATGCGGTAACCGTCGCTGGCCCAGACGCGGCCTGGCTGCAGGATCACGCCCTTGCACAGCTGGCGCAGGTCGTGCTCGTTGGCGCAGTGGTGGGTGCTGGCGATGGCCCGCTGCAGGTCGCCGGCGGCACACGAGACTGGTTCCCACAGGCAATGCTCGAAGCTGGGAACCAGGCTCAGGTCTGGATTGGCCACCACGCTGTAATGGCTGCGCCCGCGTGAGAGCTTGCCCTTCTCATCGATGATGATGCTGCCGCTGCCGCTGGCAATGGTGGTCAACCGATCGGCCGGCAGCAGCACCCCCCCGGGCTGAGCGCATGCCGCGGGGATGCTGCAGCGCAGGTAGCACTCGCTGTCGGTGGTGTCGATGTGCAGATGTCCACCATCGGCGCGCAGCGCCGCGCATTCCAGAACCCCCATGGTGGAGGACTTGCAGGCGACGGACTGCTTCATCGCCCTGGCCAGGTCGGCCGATTCAACGGTCACGCGCATGACGAAATCTCCTTGGTATGCAGTTGCGTCCCCGTGTGCTGCGCCCGGCGCTGAACCGCCAGTACGCCGTGCGCCCACAGGGGGGTTCTTGATGGATAGGTCCTGACGTACAGGGGCAGGGGATCGCCCCGGCGGCAGTCGAACAGGACGTTGTCGTTCAGATCGGTGACGAGGGAAATGTCGTGGTCTGCGCTCAGGGCCGCGACGAGCTCGTCCTCGTCGTCCTCGTCGTCCTCGTAGTCCTCATCGTCCTCGTCCAGCACGTCACCCCAGACAAACTGGCGCAGCCGTCCGCCAACCCACAGGCCGAACAGCAGCGTGTAGTCCTGCCCGTGGCGCGACAGCGCGCCCCGCCCCCGTTCGACCAGTTCCATGGCATCGGCCAGTTCCCAGTCTCCGTCGATGGCGCGCCGCATCGCCTCCCGTTGCAACGGGGTCATGCTCGTGGTCATGGCAGCTCTCCCAATGGCGCCAGCGTGCGGATGGCCCGACGCTGGACCTCCGCGGCATGCGCGCCGTAGACGTTGACGGTGGTGGATTTCTGCCGGTGGCGCGCATGGGCGGCCCCGGCGTCCAGCCCGGCCTTTTCGACCACCTCGCCGAGGCGGCGATGTCGCAACAGGTGGGCGTGCAGCCCGGGCATGCCCGCCTCGGTGCCTCGCGCCTTGACCATCAGGTGCAGGGTCTGGCGGCTCATGCGCCGCCCGCGGCGACTGACGAACAGCGCCGGCTCGTCCGCCCGTGCCAACGTCCCCCGGCACTCCCGCCAGGCGCGCACCGCAGCGGCGGTGACCGGCTCGATGCCAACCACGTCGGCCTCGCCTGCGTCGCCCCCCTTGGGGCGCACGCAGACGCGCAGCCGGCCCTCGTCGACGACATAGCCGCTGGGGCTGTCAGCCGCCGCGTCGAGCAGCACAACCTCGTTGGCGCGCAGCGCCGCATCCAGCAACAGCAGCAGGATCGCGCGATCCCGCAGGTCCACCGGGTCGGATTCCCCGATCCCGGCGATCATCGCCTTGAGCGCCGACATCTCCGGTGCCACCACGCGCCGCGCATGGAACCGGATGCGCACGCCTGCGGTGGGGTCGTGGCGCAACAACCCCTGCCCCCGGCACCAGGTCAGCCACGCCCGCACTGATGACAGCCTCCGCGCCGCCGTCCGCCGCGACCAGCCCAGGTGTGCCAGGCCCTCGTCGAGCCACTGATTGATCAAACGCTCGCTGATCAACTGGACCAGCGTGATGTCCCAGCGCTGCAGAAACGCGGCCAGCCGCGTCAGGTCGGACTGATAGGCCAGCAGCGTGTTGAGGCACGCGCCGCGCAGCCTCCGATGTTCGATGAACTGGTACTGCAGGGTGGAGATGTCGCCGGGGATGGGCAGCTCATCCATGGTCAGCCCTCCCCGTCGCCACCCTGGCGCTCGGCCAGGCGGTAGTCGAACCATTGGAAAATCACGTCGATGCCGGTTTCTGCGTCGGCCAGGACCTTGACCGTGCAGCGCCGCTCCCAGGCACGCTGGTCGCCCCTCGGCGCCACGACCGGGTCCTGGTCGGGAACCCAGTCGTGGACGACGGGCTCCAGCGGCAGCCGTTCGAACTCGGCCCTCGTGCGCGGGCCGGCAAACACAACGTGCGGGCCCGGGATTCCGCAGAAGGACCAGCGCGGCTCGGCCTCGTGGGTCATTGCGCCCCCCCTTGCCCGGCCATGGCGTCGGTGGCGGCCCAGGCGGCATGCAGGGCGGCACGGACGGTGCGATGCTGGCGCCATGCGGCCTCGGCGGCCGCAACGGCCGGCGCCGGGTCCACGCCGTGCCTGATCGCATCGATCCGGGCGCGACTGCGGACCATCAACCGCAGGCTGACCTTCGGCCAGGCGGGAGGTTGCTCCGAGGCGGGTGTTGTGGTGAGATTGCTCACGATCATCTCCTTCGATTGATCACCGGGCCGTCGGCATGTCCGTGCCGGCGGCCCATCTGCATGGGGCGATCCGCCCCCGGGAACCCGAGGCCGGTCACAGGCCGTCCTCGGCGTTGAGCCACCTGGCCGCGCTCTCGGCGGCGGCCTCGGTCAGGAAGAAGCGCGGGTGCCCGCCCGGCGCGATCGCCTCGATCGGCCGCCCGACGGGCTTGCCCTCGGCATCGACCTCGGCGAAGCGGATCAGCCGCCACCCCTGCCGCCGGCCGACGGCGGTCGGCCCGGGGAACCAGCGCTGCCAGGACGAGGTCATCGGCCACCCCCTACGCTGCGCAGGACGGCCCGGCGCTCCGACTCCGGCATGGCCTGAGCGATCTGGGCGACCAGCGTGGCCACTTCGCCCTGCAGCTCGCCCAGCTCGCGCAGCGCGGCCCGGAAATACGGGGCATCCTCGGGGCCGATGCCCCGGCGATCGGCCAGCATCGGCAGGATCGCCTGCACCGCATCGGCGGTGGCCCGCATCAGCTCGCAGGGCCCTCCCACTTGCCCGGCCACATCCCCCGGCGCCGCCGGCAGCCGGGCGTACATCAGCCCACTGCGCGCCAGCAGGGCCGCCATCACGTCCGGCCGCGCTGCCTCCGGCAGGGCGGCGATCAGCGATTCCTCGATGTCCGTCGACATCGCGATTTCGCCGGTCAGCAGTCGGCGGACCGTCTGGGTGTTGTTTCGACTGGCGCGCTCGTGGTCGTCGGCGCAGGTGGCGACGTGGAAGCGCACGCCGCGCTCGGTCGCCGGCACACTGCCCAGGTAGTGGTCCACCACGGCAGCGGCGTATTCGCCCCACTGCAGGCGATGGGCCAGTACCGCCTGGGTGATCAGCAGCCCCAGATGCTGGCTGCGGGTTGCGCAGATCGTCTGCATGCCCTGCCCTCCCCTCAATGCGCTGCCGGCGCGCACAGCCGGGCCAGCCGGTCCTGGCATTCCAGCAGCAGGCCATCGATGCGGCCGTAACTGCCGACCACGTCGCCGGCCACGGCATCGCGGGCGCGTCGCAGCGCCTCCACCTGGGCCGCCAGCACAATCTTCTCGGGGGTATCCAGCCGTGCGCGAGCCGCGCCGGCCTCCAGCGGAGTCGTCATTGGTTTGCCTCCTCGGCAGCAGAAACGGGGGTTTCGTGACCGGCCGGCGCCGCCGGCAGATCCTTGAGCGCGCCATGAGTCCTCACCACGCGCGCGATTGCTGTCTTGCCCCAGCCGGGCTTCCCGCTCGGCGAGGCGATGCCGCGCCGCCGCAGCTCGGCGGCGATCTCGCTGTACGGGCGCGCCGCGGCGCCCTGCCCGCGCAGCTGGATGATCAGCTCGCGTTGCGGCCAGGTGGCCGGATCGCGGTACAGGCGGCCACCGATGACCTGGGTGCCGTAGGGCGTGGTGCCGACCACCAGCCCGGCCTCCCGCCGGCGCTGCACCACCGCTCGTGTGCGCTCGCAGGTCTGGGCGCGCTCCAGCTCGGCCTTGGCCAGCCAGACATGGGTGATGAAGCGCCCCATCGCGCTGGAGGTGTCCAGCGGCTCTGCGACCGACTGCACGGGCAGACCGGGCCGCCCGTCACTGCCCAGCAACGTGTTGAGGCCGTCGCGGGCATCGCGGAACAGCCGGTCGATGGTCACCACCACCACTGTGTCGGCCTCTCCGGCGGCCATGCGCGCCAGCAGCCGCGCGCCGCCTGGCCTCCTTGCCAGCGGCTTGCTGGCGCTGACCCCGGCGTCCACCACGGTGCCGACCAGCTCCAGTTGGCGGGCAATGCACCAGGCCTGCAGCCGGGCCTGCTGCACCTCCAGGCTGTGCCCGTCCTGGGCCTGCCCGCGGGTGCTGACGCGGATGTAGCCGAGGGCGCGCATCAGCGGGCCCTCCCATGTCGGTAGAGATCGTCCATGGACAGCTCGCCCTTGAACAATTCGACCAACTGGATGGCAGTGCCCGGCTTGGGGGCGGTGATGCCGTTCTCCCACTGCGAGATAGCCCCCTTGGTTGCGGCGGGGCGCAGCTTCTTCCCAAGGGCTGCCTGCGAGAGGTTGTGCTTGATGCGCAGGCGGCGCAGCGGATGGGGGGTGCTGGAGGAGGTCGTTTTCATGTTGACCGCAGGTTAGATGAGCTAAACCGCGTTGTCAACACTAGCTAACCCCCGGCGGGTTGAGCCTGCCTATACTCCCGCCATGGATTCATTGGGCGCTCGGATGCGCGCTGCCCGCGAAAAGGCAGGGTTGTCGCAACTGCAGGCCGCGGCCGAGCTGGAAGTCACGAAGGGCGCTCTCTCAGCATGGGAGAATGACAAGTACCTTCCACAGCTCGAGACGTTCAGGCGCTTGTGCCAGCTGTACCTTGCGTCGGCAGACGCGCTGCTTTTCCCCGTCCCGGCGGCGGGGGCATGTGTGTGCGACACTGCACCGCCGTATGAGTCGGCCGACCTGGCGAAATTGCAGGGATGGCTGCGCGGGCTGGACGACCAACAGCGCCGGGGGTTGATACAGTTCTTGGGGCTGCAATGAAACGTCATGCATTGGACGGCCGGGGCCACGCTGGTGGGGCCTGACCGTGCAACGCAATCAATCAACCAATCAGGAGGAGGCATGAAAGGTCCCATCTTTACGGTGATCATCGTCGCAGGGCTGTCGGGGTGTGCATTCAACTCCCAGACCGTGCAATTAGATCCTCATGTAGAGGTTGTCCCGTCGGACATGGGGGCGGGGAAAGCCGTGGGGCTGATCGTGGTGGATGAGCGCGCCAGCAACAGCCTTGGCCGCCGGGGGACGGCGGCCATCGCCCGCGCGGCGGAAATCAAGTCCGATAGGGATCTGGCCGTGGTCGTTCACGACAAGGTGGCTGCCGGGCTGAAGGCGAAGGGGTTCGCAGTATCAGATTCAAGGGATGAGCCAACGGAGCTGAAGCTCGAACTCCGTGATTTTGAGTATTCGACGTCCACGGGGTTCTGGACAGGCGGTATTCATGTCAACGGCGCGATCAAGGCCGTTGCTCGTCGGCCTGGTGACAACTTCGAGCAGATGTACCGAACGGAGAATGAGCGCCGTGTGGTCGTGGTCCCGACGGCCGGGAAGAATTCGGACGACATCAACTCCGGGCTAGCCGACCTGCTGAGGAAGATTCTCAACGACGTTGGACTGCTGAGATTCCTGTCGGGAGAATGATTGCGGGCCGCGGGGATACCCGCGGCCTCGCCCATCTGGCCGGGGAACAGACAATGAGCCACGTCGGGGCATTCTTGCAGGGGGTGTTCTTGGGCATCACCGGCCGCGCCCGGGCGATGCCCGTGCGGGCACCTGACCCGGTGCAGACCACTATTGCCAGGGCGCAGGACCGCGTTCGTACGCAGTACGCGGCACGCTGCGCCGAGCTGGACCCCGCCGCAGAACCATTGCGGCATGCCGTGTGCCAGGCCCTGCAGGAGCGTCAATTCGACGGCATGAACCCGGCCAATATCGCCCGCAAGCTGCATTGCCGGTTCCCGGACACTCCTCGCAATGTGCTGCAGCAAACGGTTACGCAGGAAGTCGCGCTGGCCCAGGTACACGCCCGGCGCGTCAACTACCTGGAATGCGGGTACCGGGCGTTCCGGGTAGTGTCGGCCCCGGATTGCTGCCCGTCCTGCGCCCGTGCCGCCGCCGCCGGACCGCACCCCATCGAGGCCGTGGGCGAATTGCCGTCGTACGAGCATTGCGACGGGCACTTTTGCCGCTGCACCATCCTTGCCGTGATGGAATGATCAGGGCACCGGCCGGCCCTGGACCTGCTCGATCGCCTCGAACTGGGCCTCGTAGCGCTCCAGGCAGCGCCGTCGCGCCGCCGCCACGGTGAACACCCGCGAGGGCGCGGCATCGCGGGGCCAGTCGCAGCGGGCGGTCAGCGCAGCATCGATGGGCACATAGGTGGCCACCGGCACCTCCAGCACCGCGGCGGGCGCGCCCGGCTTGACGGCGGTGGCGGCGCACCCGGACAGCAACCCGCACCCCAGCAACATCCACATGCGCATGATCAGTACCCCTTGAGCGTCGGGCAGGCTGCATCGAGGGCGGCGATGGCCGCCGTGCAGCCTGCGGGGCGACCGTCATAGCGTTGCTGCCACAGCCGGGCACGCTGTTCGGCCTGCGCCAGCCGGTCACCCAGCGCGGCCAGGGCCGCTGCATTCTCGGCCTTGGCCTGGCGCAGCCGCTCGGCCTCGGCCTCCAGTGCCCGGGCCACGGTGTCCAGCTGCCGATCGCGCTCGGCCACCGCTGCCTGCAGCTCGGCGATCGACAGATCGCATTCCTCCACCTGCTCGGCCAGTTCCTGTCGCAGTGCCAGCACCCGCTGTTCGCGCTCGAACGCCACCAGCGAGGCGGTGGCGCAGGCGAACGCGAGCATTCCGCACACCGCCTTCAGCCCGTTGCCCGGCTCACGCAGCCAATCGAACCCGCGCCGCAGCAGCTCCCAGAACCACAGCCAGGCAGACATCAGTGCATCCAATACGGCGGTCAGCGTCATTGCGCACCTCCATCACGCGGCCGGGCACCGCGATTGCCCAGGAATTGCAGATAGCGCGGCAGCAGCGGCCGCGCCCCCACGCCGGCCAGCCCGGCCAGTGGCAACGCCGGCGCCCCGGCCAGCCTGTCCCAGATCGCCGGCAGCAGATCGACGGCCCAGGCAGCCACCTGGGCATAGGCCAGCACGCCGAACGCAAATCCGGCCCCGCGCACCAGCACCTGCCAGACGGCTCGCGGCCAGCTCACACCGGGGTCCGGCAACAGGCGCGCGATGTCGGAGCGCGGCAGAATGCAGGCGCCGATGAAACTGCCGGCCAGCGCCACCAGCAGCACGGATTCACGGGCGCCGAGGATGATGCGCTCGGCCTCCGCCGCGGTATCGGCCGCGGCCGGGACGGCCAGCGCCGCCATCGTCAGCAGCGACAGCTTGAACGCGGTCACGGGCTCGTTCATGACGCCAACCACCGCCGGCTCGGCGCCAGCCCGCGCTCCAGCATGCGCCGCACCTTGGCCGCGGCCTCTGCCTTGGTGATGGCGCCATTCTTGTCGTCGTCCAGCCCGGCGTTCTGCCGGTAGGTGGTGGGCCGGCTGGTGCGGGTCCACAGCGGCGCATCCTCCGGCTGCCCGATGGCCGCCGGCCACAGGATGGCCATATAGGTGTCGGACAGGCTCATCAGCCGACCGCTGTAGGGCCGGAAGTAGCGCTCGACGTAATCCAGCTGCGCTTCGGCACTCATCGCCGCCAGCGCCTCCACGCTGGTGCCCAGCGCCCGCGCCGTGGCCGGCATGAACTGGATCAGCCCCACGGCGCCGCTGCCGGCGGCATTGCGAATGCTGGGGCTGAACGTCTCCGCGCTCTCGAACGCCATGCAGGCCATCAGGTAGTCCGGCACCATCTGCCGGCGCCGGCACAGCGCGAACACGCGCTCGCGGAACGCCCGGGAAACCAGATCACCCCAGGCCAGAGAGGTGGTGTCGATCGTCATGCGGCGCCTGTCGTTGCTGACCAGGCGCCATGACGCAATGCCCGCCTGTCAACTGTACAGGCGGGCAGTTGCCGGGGCCGGGGTTAGGCCGCCGGATCGACGAGGCGGCGGCGGAACCGTCGCATCGGCCGCGGCACCGTCGGCGCCGTGCTGAAACCCCCGCCCTACAAACACCCGCGCAGCACGGCCACCTCGCGGCTCTCGCGTTTGCGGATGCTGATGTCCCGGAACTCGATGTCGGTTCCGCCGTCGGCGGCCGGGGCCACCCGCAGCGTGGCGCCAACGGTGGTGGAACGTTCGATGGGCGACACGTACACCGTGGCATCGCCATCGGGCAGCGTTTCCACCGTGGGCCACAGCTCGCGCAGCTTCGGCAGTGCACACCCGGCGAACGCCGCCGGAGACTTGGCCGAATGCAGCACGGCCTTGGCCGGCTGCGACTGCAATTCCCCGTAGCTGGTGCAACCGGCCAGCACCAGCGCCAGCCCGAATCCCACTGCCCGCTCCACCCGCAAATCTCGCCCCATGAGACACCCCTCTGTTCACATTCGGTTTTAGTATTCATACTAACATCCGGCCGTCTGCCGATGTGGACGTCATCATGCCTCAACCCCTCCCCCAACCCGAAACCCTCGCCCGCCCGCTCGGCGCGGTGGCCATCGAGCCGCCGCCGCTTGCGCTGCCGCTGGGCGGAGTGCGCATCCGGGCCGGGTTTCCGTCGCCCGCCGAGGACTTTCTCGACGACTGGCTGGACCTCAACGCCCACCTCATCCGCAACCCGGCTGCGACGTACCTGTACCGGGCCGAGGGCAATTCGATGTTGCTGGCCGGCATCTGCGATGGCGACATCCTGATCGTCGATCGCTCGGTCACGCCGCTCAACGGAGACATCGTTGTGGCCACTTGGGACGGCAACCAGCCGGTGTGCAAAGTGCTTGTGGTCGGCACGACCGGCATCGAGCTGCACAGCCGCAACCCGCACCACAAGCCCATCGTGCTGCCCGCAGAGGCCGAGCCGGAAATCTTCGCCGTGGTCGGCGTTGCCCGGCAGATGAGCCGCCGCACCACCCGCGAACGCCACCATGCGCGCGCCTGACCCCACGCCCTACGAATACCCGGAGCACCTGCGCCCCGCGCTGGCCGATCTGCCGCATGCACCCGGCGTCTACCTGTTCCGCGACGACGCGCACGACATGCCGCTGTACATCGGCAAGAGCGTGGACATTCGCAGCCGTGTGATGGCTCACCTGCGCACCGCCGCCGAAGCCCGCCTGCTGCGTCAGGCGCGCCGCATCGACTGCATCCGCACCGCCGGCGACCTCGGTGCCCAGTTGCTGGAAGCGCGGCTGATCAAACAGCTCCAACCGCTGCACAACAAGCGCCTGCGCCGCCAGCGTCGGTTGTGCTCCATCCGGCTGGGAGGCGATGGCCGGCCGGAGATTGTGGAATCACATCAACGCGCGCCGGATGGCACGCTGTACGGCGTGTATGGCAGCCGCCACGCCGCCGTCGAGGCCTTGCGCGCCATCGCCGACGAGGCCGGCCTGTGCTACGGGCGACTGGGCATAGAGCCGGTTGCGGCGGGCCAGCCCTGTTTCCGCGCCCAACTGGGCAAATGCCGTGGCATCTGCTGCCACCGTGAGCCGGTGCCGGCCCACGACGAACGCCTGCGCCATGCCCTCAATCGCCTGCGGCTGGCCATCTGGCCCTATGACGGCCCGGTAGCCATCGTCGAGCGCGGCGAAGACATGCGGCAACTGCACGTCGTGGACAACTGGCACTATCTGGGCAGCGCGGACACCCTGCGGGCCGCCCGCAAGCTGCAAACGCCGGCCCCCGGGTTCGACCGCGACGGTTACCACATCCTCGCCGGCCCGCTGCTGGCCGGACGGCATGAGGTCATCCCGCTGTGTTCGCCCTGATCGACGGCAACAACTTCTACGCCAGTTGCGAACGCGTGTTCCAGCCCGAACTACGCGGCAAGCCGCTGGTGGTGCTGAGCAACAACGACGGCTGCGCCATCGCCCGCAGCGACGAAGCCAAGGCGCTCGGCATCCGCATGGGCCACCCGCTGCACGAAATCGAGCCGCGCATCCGCCGGCAGATTGCCGTGCGTTCGGCCAATTTCACGCTCTACGGCGACATCAGCGCCCGCGTGCTGAGCATCCTGCGCGATGCCATTCCGCGGGTGGAACCGTACAGCATCGACGAATCGTTCCTCGACCTGTCGCCGGTGCGCGACCGGCTGGCATTCGCCCGTGAGCTGCGCGAGCGCGTGCACCGCTGGACGGGCATCCCCAACTGCATCGGCATTGCCCCGACAAAGACGCTGGCCAAGCTGGCCAACCACGTGGCCAAGGATGCCATCCGCAAGCCCGGCAGCTACCCGGCTGAACTGGGCGGCGTGTGCGATTTGTCGGCGCTGTCGCCCGCTGCACGGGCCGACCTGCTGCGAGCCACCCCGGCGGCCGAACTGTGGGGCGTCGGTCGGCGTTTGGCACCACGGCTGGCCGAACGTGGCATCGTCACTGCGCTGGATCTGCGCGACGCCACGCCAGACACCATCTTGGGTGAATTTGGCGTGGTGCTGGCGCGCACACAGCGCGAGTTGCAGGGCAAACCCTGCATCGCGATGGAAGATGTCGAGCCGGACAGACAGCAGATTGTCGTCAGCCGTTCCTTCGGGCAGCGGGTTGACGATGCCGATGCCTTGGGCGAAGCACTGGCCAGCTTCGCCAGCCGCGCCGCCGAAAAGCTGCGTGCACGCGGGCTGGTGGCCGCCGGCATCGGCGTGTTCGCCCGCAGCGACGTGTTCCGCCCGGAGCTGCCCCAGCACCACCCCAGCCGTACCCTCACCCTGCCCCGCCCCACATCCGACACCACCCTGCTGCTGGCTGCCGTGCGCCGGCTGGCCGATGGCATGTTCCGCACCGGCATTGCATACAAAAAGGCCGGCGTGGTGCTGCTGGACCTTGCACGCCCGACCGCACTGCAGGCCGATCTGTTTGCTCCGGCCACTGCTGGCGACGATGCGCTGATGGCGGTAATGGACGGCATCAACCGCCGCTTCGGTGGGCGTGTCATCGGGCCAGCAGCGACAGGCTGGCGGGCAAGGCCGGCATGGGGCATGCGGCAGGAATCGCTGTCGCGGCGGTTCACGACGTCGATTGCTGATCTGCCGCATGCCTTCTGCTGACCGGGGCATCAACCCGGAACCCCAGCCGCTGGATAGCCACCTCGCAACATCACGCAGTCAGACAACCCCGCATCAGCGCTCGGAACTGAACCTGACCCCGTTTACTATCCTGCACATCGACCGCCGGACCGGCGACTGGCAAGCCGGCGAGGAGCTAGTCCTGCCCGGCCCGCTGCCGAGCATCTGAGCCGGACGAGACCGGCGGGTCTGCGCGCCCTGCTCGCCGCAATACCAAGCTCATTTACGGACAGACCGCGCTCTCCCGCGTGGGGCGAGCTGCCGGCAGCGCTGTGCTGCCTCCCCCCTACAAACACCCGCGCGGCACAGCAGGGCCGACGCATCGTTACAGATCAATCCCGGCATCAGCCAGCCATGCTCGCGCATCGGAATAAATCTGACCGACCTCCGAATCGCTCACTACGCGATTCCAGATGCCCGCGAATGCAACATGCGCAACGCCGCTCGGATAATTGCCGCTCCACGGCGCGCCGCCAATGCCGAGGGCCTGCGGGCCGCCAGTGCGAGTTGCGGTTGCTGTGCCGTTCGTTCCGCTGCGTACCAGCGCCTTAGCCGCGCCGGTATCGCCGCTGACAGCTCCGGGCGTATACGCGCTCCACCCCGCCCACACATGCGCGAGGCCGGACGCTGGCGCGGTCATCAGCGCGAACGTCCAGTGATCGGCCCGATACGGGTCTGCGTTGGCACCATTGACGTTAGACCCGTTTTGCCCGGTGCCGCCGCCTGAAACTGACTGGATCGCTTGCAGATTCCCCGTCCCGGTTCCGTTGCGAGAAATCAGGCTAATGCCTTCCTCAATAGTTGCCACAGAATCATAGTTTCCGATCAGATGCCCAACGGTTGTCGGGGCTTGTGTCGGGTCGGAATTGGCGGGGGCTTTGTAAACAACGGCCATCGTGAGACCGGAGCCATCGCCAGCCGATTGCGCCGACGCACCCGTCCAGGGCGTCTTCCAGTAATTATTCTGCGATAAACTGGAATACTGCGCCGACGCGACCGGCGAGCCGACCGCGACCAGTGGCGAGCCACCCAGCAAATCCTGACCAGCGGTTTGACCCGTCATCAGCAGGCTGCTGGCGAGCGGATACAGCGCGTACGGCTTGACCTTGAACGGCGTAGCGTAGTTGCCGAGGCCGAGATTCTCAAATGCATTTCCGCTGCCAGGAATGATGATGCGTAGCGTGGTCATGGGTCAAACCTCCAATGCGAATGGGAGCGAAAAATCGTAGATGGGAGTTGCGCTAGCAGATGCATGGATGGGCGACCAGCCGTAGGCATCTCTGATAGTTGTACGAGGGCCAGTAACAGGCCCGACGCCACCAGCGGTACTCGGCGTGAGTCCACCGAACAACCGCTTGCGTGGGCCAGTTGGCGCGCTGGCGAGCGTGACAACCAGGTTTTTGCCGGACACGCTCACGCTCGTAATCGACGGCGGGGAACCGCTGCCGTCATCGAATTCGAGGCCGTGATTGGTCAGCGGGGTCACATGATCCCCGCTGGTATCCAGCACCAGCACCGTTCCGTCATCCCCGCCTGATGTTGCCGGGCCACCGCCCTGCGTGTCGAACGGCACGATCAATTCCGTGGCGCTGGACCAGTAGGGCTTTTCGGTGATTGACGGGCGGCAACCACGCCAGCCGGTGCCGATGAGTTCGGCCCACGCTACCTTAGCCAAATTGACCCCGCACTGATAATGCCCGGCGCAGTTGCGATGCAAGCCGTCGCCGCTCGCCGTCGAATGCGGGTATGCGTATGCGGGCGGCGCAACGCGGATGTTGTCCACGCCATCGAGCAACGCCATCCCGCGCAACACGGGCGCATCCCACAGGTTCAGCGCCTGCACGCCGCCCGCAGGCAACGGCACTGATCCGTGCAGACTGTCAGGGTTGTACGCGATGGGCTGTAAGACGATCAGCGGCGGAACAGTCTCGCCAGTGCGCTCCATCACGTCCTGCTGCAATTGACGGAAGAATGCCTTGGCTTGCTTGCAATACCGGCTCGCCGTCATGCCCCAAAACTTGTCGGCATCACCTTCGCTGCCAATCCAGTTCACGACCGTGATGAACTTCCGGAAACCCAGTTCTTTCAGGCCAGCCAGCGCATCGGTGAGGCCAGCCAGAAAATAGCCGTATCCCTCGCTGCCGCGCTTCAGAGCCATCATCGGAGCACCGCCGACACCGGCAGCAAAACCGACAATCGTCGGGCGCACACCGAACGTCGTATCGTGCTCACGAATGAAATGATTGACCGCCGCAGAAACCACGGTTTCCTTAACGCTGCCGGTGCCGCTTTCGACCAGCGGAACCAGCGATTGACCGCCGCTCGTTACACGCACTGCCCCCGGCATCAGCGCGTTTTCCGGGTAGGTTGCCTCTGATGAAATCACGCTGTCAGTATCGTTGTTAGTGCCGATTGCATTCGACTGACCGAAACTCACGAAAATATAGGCGGTTTGCGCCAGATCATCTTCCCGGCTCCAAGCGTCACTGTCGCCATACGACCACGTTTCTGGCGCTATTACGTAATCCGACTCCGGCGTACTGCCAGTACCACCGTTTCCGGGGTTTTCAGTGTCGAACACAGCGCATGCATTGCCCGCCTCATCCGTTACGGCAAGTCGAGACGCTCCACCAACATGTATCAATTTCCCCGCAGCAGTCGGGGCATCCTCTTGCAGTTGCTGAATTACCGGATGCTCGATTTCGGCATCGGAAAACACGATCAGGGCGTTGCCGTAGTCGTCCGTGATCGCGGCTTCATGTCGTGCCGCCGCCGCTGGCCGCAACAACCCATCCAAGTACGACTGGTCCGCCTTACTTTCCGAAACTACGTCGAGGTCGGACTGGTTGGCCTTCGACGCCAGCGCATCCGCACTCCTCCACTCCAACCCACCCGACGTCATCACAAACCGCCCGGAGTTCGACACGGTTTCACCACTCACCGGGTCTGTGTGGGTGCCTTCGTCGCCGATGATCTCGACGATGGTGCCGACGGCATCGGCGGCGGCCACAGCATCAGCCCAAGTGGGGTAGCCCTTGCGACCGGCATTGAGCTGGTCCACCTGATCCTGCATGCCATCCAGCGCCGCTTCCATCGTGGCGGGAACGGGCAGCTGGGACAGCGGGAACCGGCACAGGCGGCGGGTGGCCTCGTCGACGCCGATGAGGCTGTCGGTCTGGCCCGGTGCGGTGAGCGGCAGGTCAGCGGCGGGATAGCTGGTCGTGGGGATGGTGGACATCGTGCGAGGTCTCCTCAGAGCATGTCGCCGGCATCGACGGTGCCGGTGGTGATTTGGGCCAGCTGCAGGGCGCGGCGGATGCTCGCGGCCTGCACGGGCGGGGTGGGCTGGATCAGGGTGGTGCTCTCACCGAGCACGGCGAGCAGGCAGTCGCGGGCCATGTCGTCGGCGCTGGCGATGTCGGTGTGCGTCATCGCCAGCTGGGTGGTCACAGGCTGGTCGTCGGCGCCGGTGACGGCGTTGCCGCTGGCATCGATCGCGCGGGCGGTGGCGAGGAAATACAGGGACGTGCCGCGCACCTCGCGGGTGCACGCCACTGCCACCAGCTCGCCGGTATCGAGTTCGACGGCGGCCTCGCCGGCGGCGACGGGGATGTCGGTGCGTTTGGTGTAGCTCATCAGACCTCCAGTTCGTCGATGATGGCCTTGACGTTGTGATGCGGGTACAGGGCCCCCGGGGCGTCGCCGACGAGGAACACACGGCGCGCCCACTCGCCGGCGCAGCTGATGTGCTGCACGTCGATCAAGCCGAGCGGGGTGGCGGTGACGGGTTCGACGCCGCGGCCGGTGATGCGCACGCGCTGGCCGCTCAGGCATTCGGCCAGGACGAACACGCCGGCGGCGGTGAGAATGGGTGCGCTGGTGGAGCACGTCAGCGCGGCGCCGCTGCTGCTGAGCAACTGCACGCCGGGCACGCGCTCGGGCTGGCTGTACGTCACCTGCACCCATGCGCCGTCCACGCCCTGCAGCCAGTCGCCCACGCGCACGTCGCCAGCGCGGATGGCGCCGCGCTCGCGCTCGATCACCCAGGCATCGACACTCGGGCAGGCGCCGCCGCTGCCGCCACCGCCGCCGATGCCGCCGCCACCGCTGGAACTGCTGCCGGCGGCAGGGTAGGTGAACGTCAGCGTGCTGATGGCGACGCGGCCGGCAGCGTTGGCGCTGTCCACGATGTTGGTGGTCACGCCCAGCGGCAATGTCCCACCGGCCAGGTCAGGGTCGTCGTAGTACAGGTAGACGGTGACGCTGTCGCCGGCGGTGCCGGTGAGCGTGGCGCTGCTGGCGCCGTACTCGACCGTTACATCGCCGATCACCAGGGTGCCGGCGGACACACTGATGGTGGCCACCGATGCGCCGGCGCTGTCGCTGCTGGCGGCGAAGGTGACGCTGGTGTCCACGTCCCACATGGCCTGCTGGTTGGCCACGTTGGGCAGCGCGGCGGCGCCGGTGCGGTTGGTGGTGCCGACGGTGAAATCGCAGTCCACCCAGGGCGATGATTTGCCGCTGGCGGCGACGGCGCGTATCTGCGCCTGGAATGCTTCTCCGCGCGGCAGGCTGGTGAGGGTGATCTCGCTGCCGTAGGGCACGCGCATCGTGCTCCACGCGCCGCCGCTGGCCGGGCGCCAGCGCAGATCCCACGCGGTGGTGGTCGCTACCCGGCTCATGCGGCCTCCAGGGCGGACCAGCTGCTGGTGCTGGGCGTGATGCGCACTGTGGCCGTGCGGATGCCGGCATCGTCGGTGCCGTCGGAGGCCGCGGTTGACACCACGGACACCACTGTGGGCGTGGCCGGGGTGCCGTAGCCCTCGCCGGTGACTTCGCTGATGATGGTCGCGGGCGGGTCCTGCCAATAGGGTTTGACGCGGCTGTCGTAGCGCACGCCGCTGAATGATGTGGCCAGCGGCGCGCTATGCGTGCGGCCGGTCAGCAGCACGCGCACGGTGGCCTCAGTGCTGGTGCCGAGCGCACAGTAATGGCCGACGCCCACGCCCGTCGGCAGCTGGGTCAGGTAGAACACCGCGCCGGTGCCGGCATGCGGCAGGCAGGCACAGGTATCCAGCTGGCCCCGACCATTGCGGATCTGCAGGCGGTAGGTCTCGGCGGGGTCGGTGCGCAGCTCATGATCGAGCCAGACCACGGCCAGCGTCCCGTCCGGCACAGTGTCCAGCCCCTCGCCCGCCTGCAAGGCGCGCAGCCAGCGCCAGCCGGCCGAGGTGCGCTGGTACACGCCGGCATTGGGCACGGTGTCGCCGGTGACGGGGTCGGTGTGGGTGCCGGTATCGATCATCACCGGCACGCGCTGGCCCACCGGGGCCGTCATGCCGGACAGCGAGGACCAGGCGCAGAAGGCGAATCGCTCGATTGTGCCGAATCCCACGCCCCAGTTGACGACATGGGTGCCGACGTTGACAAGGTTGCCGCGGCGAGCGCCGAATCCGGCAATGTCGCTGTCCCAGGTGAGCGTCTCCGGCCGGTATTTGCCCTGGGCGAGGTGGAACCGGCCGTAGCGCCACGCCTGCTGTGGTGTGCAGGCGGTTTCCATTTTCAGGGTTTCGTATTTCGTCGGCTCAGGGCCTGAACTCGGATTCCCGCGGGCATCCACGCCCCGGTAGCTGTACCCATCGGCGAGGACGATCACCTCGTCGTCGATGTAGTCGTTCTCGGCATTGACGAACTGCACGCGCAGCGCGTGCGGAAGCTCGGTGAAGGTGCGAACGGACTGGAAATTGGTCACTTCGAGCGGCAGGAACGTCCACGACGGCACGCTGTCGTCGTCGAAGTCGTCGTACACCACGTGGTAGTGCATGCCGGTGTGTCCGAGCGCGCCGAGGGCGCTGGCCAGCAGCTTGTCGGCGTAGTCGCGCACGGTCGTCGCGCTGTCGAGTACGTCACGCGCTTCCAGCCCATGTGCATCGCAGAACCGGGCATAGGCGCGCCAGTTGTCCAGCAGCATGCGGCTTTCCGGGACGTGCTTTGCAAGCGCGGGGCACTCGGTCAGCAGCCAATACACCACCCAGGCGGCGTTGGTCACGATGGCGGCATCGGCCCAGCCCTCGGCCTCGTCATCCCAGGCCTTGATCTTCTGGCCCTGCAGCAGGCTCAGCGAGTCCAACGAGCTGTTGAGCTGGTCGGTGGCAAGGATGCGCATCTCCAATTTGTTGGTGCCTGTGGTAGTGGCATCCACGTATTTCAGCGAGCGCAGGATGGCCCACTGCGCCGTATCCACGTAGGTGTTTTTGCTGCTGCCGCGGGGGTTGTAGGCGCGCTCGACGCGCACGTCGTACTGGCCGGCAGGCACGTCCCATGACACGGCGACACTGAACCCGTTCTTGTTCAGTGCGCTGGCGTTGTAGCGAGTGGCGAACGGCGCCAGCCCAGATAGCGTGGGCGATGGCAGCGGCTTCCATTCGCTGCTGCCGGTCTCACGGTACTGGATGTCCCAGATCGTGTTCAGCTCGAACGATTTTCCGGATGTGCCGACGCCATACAGCCCGTTCGCGTACAGCAGCACGACGGTGATGCGCTCGGTGTTCGGCGAGGTGGTGCGGACATTGACGTCACCCTCGTCGTCCATGGTCAGACCGAGCGTCTGTTCATCCACGTCGTTCTTGTACAGCGTGGGCGACGTGGTGACGTGGTATTCCACCTCGTCGTACTCGTCGATGCTGGTCTCGCCGATGCGGATGTCGCTGACCTCGATGTCACCGTAGCCTAGCTCGAACAGGTAATAGTGGTAACTCTTCTCGCCGAGCTGCTCGCTGTAGGGCAGCGCGGCATGGGGCGGATACCAGCGCATCTGCCCGATCACGCAGGGGATGCGCCCCCACTGGTTGTAGCCGTTGGCGGTGCCGGTGAGCTGGCGCCAGCTGTTGCCGCTGCTGCTGTCGGTGCTGCTGTGCGGGGCCACCAGGGCGCTGACGGCCAGCGAGGCGCCGAGCATGATGCCGGCGGCGATGAACTTTCCGGCGGTGGCCGACCAGCCGGCGGCCTTGGCCATCGCCGAGCCCCACCCAGGCGCATAGATCGACACCACGATCATCACCGCCGCGGCCAATACCTGTTTGGTATTGCCGCCGTTGGTTGCCGTCGGTGCCGAAACGACGATGCGGGCGCCGGTGCGCGGGTGCAGGCGGTCCCAGTAGGCCTCGGGCACATCGCGGCCGTCCACCTGCACATGCAGGCCCTCGCGCAGCGGGCGGTTGCCGGCGGCGTGCTGCAGCATGCCGCGGATGCTCAGTCCGGGCGGCAATTCGACCACGACGGGCGGGGCCAGCGGATGCGGCCGAACGCTCAGGTGTTGCACGGTGCCCTCCTCTCTCCGATGTAGCGGTAGATGCCCACGACGCGCGGGGCGAACAGCGGCGAGGCCAGGTCATCGCAGCCGCTGCGGCTCCCCTCCTCTGCGTGGAGGAAGCGCCCATCGCCAAGGCACACGCCGACGTGGTAGCCGTCGGTGGCCCGCATCACCACCACGTCGTAGCGGCGCGCGGGGCCTGCGATGCGCTGCCACTGGTCTGCATCTTCCGGGCGCCGAACGCGCGGCCACGGGATGCCCGCCTCGGCCAGCACGCGCGCGGCCAGCACCGCGCAGAAGCCCGGGCCGGCGTAGGGGATGCCCACGTGGTCGACCAGGCTCATGCCGCCCCCCAGTAGCCGGGCGAGTTGCTCGGCGTCACCGACTGAGCCGGGATCGACTGATTGATCAGGTCCTCCTCCAGCCCGAGCGACAGCTCGATGCTGGGCTCGCTGGTGGTGGCCTGCTGCACCTGCAGCTGCACCGGGCCGAAGAAGGGCGTCTCCGGATCGGAGGCCATGTAGACCTCGATCTCGCTGGTGGGTATGCCCTCGATGGTGCGCAGCAGATCCACGCTGTCGTTGTCGATGCGGTCGATGCGCAGGCTGGCGCCGGTGTCGCCGCCCTCGTCATCCGCCGGCAGCACCAGCTCGAAGGGTGCCGGCAGGTAGGTGCCGGCGGCCGTCTCGCAGGCCTGCGCGCTGTTGACGTAGCGCAGCACCTGGCTGTCGGGCAGGTTGAATCGCACGCGCGCCAGCGGGACATCTGCCATGTCCTGCGCCAGCACCGCTGCGGCGATGGTGTCGTCCAGTTCGCTCATGTCGTCGGCCACACTGATTCGTCGTAGAAATCGAGCAAGAACACGCCGTTCACCTC